CCTTTCCGCACAACTATGCAGATGCAGGCGACGATGATCGTGGCATGATGACGCTAGAGTGGGGCGGCAAACCTGAATATCATACATGGCCAGATCAACCTATATATAGAACCTATAAACTCAGTCAAATTATTGATAAACCCGATGAACTTCTTCGTGAAAAGATGCATTGCCGTGTGACCATCGATTTGCCTATTACATTCGAAGAAGCAAACTTTATCAAAGAACAATTCATGCCGCAGTATAATCTGCGTGAGTTGATGCTGATTCCAGAAAAAGTAGAAGTAGAAAGCGCAGTAAATCCCATTGATATCACATTTGAATCAGTGGATACTATTGTAATGAATCAGATCAATAACATAGACAGCGATACCTATGACAAAAAATTACTGTTGGACATCTATAACGACCTATGATTAAAATTAATAATCTCACAGTACGCAATTTTATGAGCGTGGGCAATCAAACCCAGGCCATAGACTTTGATCGCGGACAACTTACTTTGGTGCTAGGCGAGAACCTAGACCTAGGTGGCGACGACAGCGGAGCTCGTAATGGCACTGGTAAGACCACTATCATCAACGGTCTCAGCTATGCCATCTACGGACAGGCACTGACCAATATCAAGCGTGACAATCTTATCAACAAGATCAACTGCAAAGGCATGCTGTGTACTGTTACTTTTGAAAAAGATGGTGTCAAGTATCACATCGAGCGAGGACGTAAACCTAACCTGTTGAGATTCAGTATCAACGATCAAGAACAGGAACTCAGTGATCTTGACGAAAGTCAAGGCGACAGTCGAGAAACACAAAAAGCCATCGAAGAAGTGTTTGGCATGAAGCATGAGATGTTCAAGCATCTTATTGCCTTGAATACCTATACAGAACCGTTCTTGAGCATGAAGGCCGCAGATCAACGTGCCATTATTGAACAGTTGTTGGGTATTACCATCCTTTCGGAAAAAGCAGAAGCCCTCAAAGATGCAATCAAGCTCAGCAAAGACAGTATCGGCACAGAAAACACAAGAATAGAAACTGTCAAAGCCAGTAACGAAAGAATACAACAGAGCATTGAGTCGCTGATACGCAAACAGCGTATGTGGGAAGAACAGAAAGAAACTGCACTGACTAATTTGCTTAAGAGCATAGATAGACTCAGTGACATAGACATCGATCAAGAAATTCTCAATCAGCGAGCATTAGCAGATTGGAATGCAAACAAAAAAGAACATGAAAGTCTAGCATCGCTGAGTGCTAAACAAACGTCTGCTTTGGAAAAAGAACAGCGCATTTTAGAAAAGTTGGAACGAGAATTAGTTAGTCTAACAGAACATAAATGTCATACCTGCGGTCAAGAATTGCATGATTCCAAGCACACAGAAATCATGTCTGCTAAGTCTACTCAGATCGAAGAAAGCCGTGATGCTATCAACGAACATCTTGAAGAGCTCAGTGTGATCACTGAAGCTATATCGCTGCTAGGAGAACTAGGTGCGTGTCCCGCAGTGACTTACGACAGTTTAGAACAAGCACTGAATCATAAAAACACTTTAGACAGCCTAGAACGTGATATCACTATCAAAACTGCAGAAGAAAATCCCTACGATGATCAGATCGTTGAACTAAAAGAAACAGCGGTACAAGAAATAGATTGGAACGGACTTAATGAGTTAGTGCGTGTTAAAGACCATCAAGAGTTTTTGTATAAACTGCTGACTAATAAAGATAGTTTTGTTCGCAAACGAATAATTGATCAGAATCTTGCATTCTTAAATCAACGATTAACCTACTATTTGGACAAGATCGGTCTACCTCACACAGTGGAATTCCAAAATGACTTGACTGTGATTATCACGCAGCTAGGGCAGGATCTAGATTTTGATAATCTAAGCCGTGGTGAACGTAACAGATTGATTCTATCGTTGAGCTGGGCGTTCCGTGATGTATGGGAAAATCTATACACCAGCATTAATTTGTTGTTCATCGACGAACTTGTAGATTCAGGCATGGATGCGTCAGGTGTTGAATCCAGCATTGCTGTGTTGAAACGCATGACTCGTGAGCGTGACAAGAACGTGTTCTTGATTTCGCATAGAGATGACTTGACCAGCCGTGTTAATCACGTGCTAAAGGTGATCAAAGAAAACGGATTCACCAGCTATTCTAATGATATAGAAATTGTAGCATGAGTTCAGACGCACACGATCGCATGATCCATGCCTTTCAAGAATACTTTAAATGGCAGGATCGATTTCATCACAAAAAATCCAACGAAGCAGGCATCAAGGCACGGCACTGGCTATCAGAAATACGCACACAGGCATCAATCATAAGAGTAGAAATACAAGACAAACGCAAGGCACAGCAAGAATCCAGAAAAGGCATGAGAGGCAAGAAGCTTTAACTAATTAAAGAGTGCAATGGACGTTTCAAAATCAACCCGTAGACGAGATCCCAGAAGGCTATATTGGCTTTGTTTATATAATCACGAATAAAATCACCGGACAGAAGTACATAGGCAAGAAATTAGCACAATTTAAACGTACTAAACCCCCACTCAAAGGCAAAAAACTTAAAAGAAGAAGTGTAGTAGAAAGCGATTGGCGCGAATACTATGGTTCATCTGATAGGTTAAACGCAGACGTCCAAGCATTAGGTCCGGAAAACTTCACAAGAGAAATACTTTACCTTTGCAAATCCAAGGCAGAACTATCATATTTAGAAGCGCGAGAGCAGTTTGAACGTAGAGTTTTAGAATCCGACGACTACTATAATGGCATTATAAATGTCAGGGTAGGCGGTTCAAATATACTTAGACAGCGTCTAGAAGAACAAAAAAAGACAAAATAACATTAAATTTACTAGATATGACAAAGCTAAAATGGGACAGATCACCACAGAATAGTGTGTTGAATTCGGATTATTTTCTAAATCCGAAGACTGGATTTGACCAAAAATGGCATAATCAACGTAAAAATATGCAACAAGTCCTTGGCATACACAAAGATCACAACTGGCAAATAATCAACAAACCCACAGGCCCACATGCAGGCAAGATAGTCTGTAACACTTGTAACGAGAAGTTCGTTGCTTGGCTACCCAAAGACTACATATCACCTAACACCTAAGGTTAGCGGGCCAGTTTGTAATACCGCTGTGGAAAAACCGGGGAATAACCGGACACGTAACATGTTGATGCACCCCCGTCGTGGAAACGACTATCCTGAAAAATCGGAAGTGGGTCAGAGGTTGAAAACAAAGATAACCGACGCATTGATATAGTATGAATGTTAGCATACGAAAACACCGGCTATAAACACTTAAACACTAGGAACGAGGTTTAAGATAGCAATAGAAATATTGTGAAATCGTGGTAGGAAGGAAAAGCACAGAGTCCTTTAGCATACGGTGTATAAAAATTACCTACTTCCAAAGTCTTGGCTAATGCAACTCGCATAATGCAAGCAAGCGGAACCGCTAAAAACGGTTCCGTCTGACTAAAACAATCTGCATAATACTTAAATTGCTTCGCAATTATAATATAAATCATCTAAGAAGAAGACAATCCGCGTTGAGCGACAAGCGAAAACGCAAACGAGCGTAAGCTCGTTTTTACAATAAATAAACAATCAAACAGTGGATCACGAATGCGTATTGAAAATCTAATAGAAAATAATAATCATCGACAACTACTTAGGGAGTCGTGCGATGGCTTGACTCTTGAACAAAGACGTATTGTAGAAGGCATTTACAATGAATTTGTGCCTCTTATTGAAGCTACTCTAACAGCAGACCAGATCAAGCAGGTGTTTGGCGAGTTGGAAAAACAAGCGGTAGCAGGCGGTGCTAATCGTACCGCTGTAGGTGCTGGAGTTGATGTAGCTAAAAAAGCCAATGAAGTAATCAACAATGTTGGAAAATGGCTGCAGAATACCGCTCCAGTTAAGATGGCTGATGAAAAGTTTGAAAAACTTAAAAACGACATCAATAAAAAGTTCCCAGATTCAAAATTACTAGACGGTATTTCCGAGCTCGGTATATGGATGAAAGAGAATCCAGGCAAGAGTGCAGCAATTATTGGTGTACTAACTGCTCTTGCGTCACTTGCAGGTGGACCAGTTGGCGGTGCTATTGCTGGTCAAGTCCTACGAGGCGCTGCTGAATTAATCAAAGGTGAAAAACTTTCCACTGCTGTGGGCAAAGGTATTAAAACTGCTGCTTTAGGTTATCTATCTGGTAAAGCATTTGAAATGCTGGGCAAGTTTGTTGGCGGAATGCGTGTTGAATCTCTGCCTGTTCCTGGAGCAGAGGACGCTGGTTTAGAAACAGTGTCTTGGGGAGCCACTAAAACATTAACTGGTCCAGGTACTGAATTCAAACAGATGACTCAAGGATTTAAGGTTGATGTATTTCCTCAAGAAGCAGAAGGTATTAATGCTGCTATGAATATGATTCGCAACGGTGAACCGGGCGGATTTGATATACTACAAAAAATTGCTAGAGAAGTTAACACCAAAAGCTATGCATCAGCTATTAATGATATATTAGGTAACGCTCGTTCTGAACAATTAGCCAATGATGGATTATTAAACTGGATTAAAGGAATGGCAGGAGCAGGACAGGCTATTTCGCAAGGTGCTGTGGCAGCATCGACTGGCACCGATGACAAAAATAAAAAAGAAAGTTATTATGTGCAGACTCGCCCATTAAGCGAAGGTCAGGTCTACATGATCATTGACCGTGTGCTCACAGAAGCTGGCTTTATGGACAAGCTCAAAGCCGGTGCTGGAGCAGTTGCTAAAGGTGCTGCTTGGGTTGGCAAGCAAGCCACAGAAAAAGTCACATCGGCCAAACTGTTAGCAGCATGGAAGATGGAAGGGTCACCAACTGACAGCGAAGAATTCAAACAATTTTTATTA